CTGGCAATGGTGAAGGCGGTGGTACTACAGTAAATAGAAATGTTGTAATTAACCAAGCTGCGGTACCTTCGAATGTTAGTTTTATATCAAGAATAATGGACTGTGGGGCAACGGTCGCTATAGGTGATTGGGTTTATCATAGTGAGCTACAAAATAACTTTGCTTTGTCTGCTATAGACTCTCAGCCCCCTTCAGCAATTATAGGTAAAGTAATAGGTAAGCCGAGTCCAATTACATGTGAGGTAGTACATTCTGGTATTGCCCCTGATAATGTTTCCCGTGGAACGGTCTATTTGGGAGCTAGTGGTGAGTCAACTACTATATGCCCCCAAGACGGCTATATTCAACGGCTTGGGACGAGCTACGGAAACGGTGAAATGCTTATCAACCCAGAAATTCATCGTGTGGTACGAAAATGAAGCGTAAAAAAGTAACTAAAAAAACCAAGAAAATTCTAAAGCTTACGGAGCCTGAACAACTTCGTATTCAGATTAGTGATCTAAAAGCCGAGGTTATTAAACATAAAATGGCACGAATCACATTAGAATTAGCCTTGCGAAAAGTTGAGCAAAAACAAGAGATGCAACTACTCGATCGGTCTATGGACAATATGAAGCGAGCCAAAAACAACCACGCTTCTAGTCGATCAGAATTACTGAATACTATCCGTAGCCGTTTAGATTTTACTGGTGAATTTTCCTACGACCCTGACACGCTAGAGGTTTTTATTAACGACGGTGAAAACCAAAACTAGAGGAAAATTTTATTATGGCGAATCAAAAACTATTATTTGTAAATGCGGACTGCGAATACGAATGCACAGACCTATCTGTTTCAATGAGTGCAGGCGCAGCCGACGCAGGTAAGTTCATTACACTTGATGCAAACGGACAACTAGACCCTTCGTTTATTCCAGATGCAAGTGCTATGTTTACTGTTGATGCAAACGGTGTAACTATTGGTCTTCCAGTAGTAATCAATGCTGACGATACTGTAGGTACGGCAGACATTACAATGCCAACTAGAGTTATCGGTGTAGCTGGCTCAACTGAAGCGGCTGCTGGTACTGTAGGTGTAGTACCAAACGATGCATGTGTAGAAGGTGTTCTAACTGGCGCAACGGCTGGTGACGTTTACTACTACGACGGTACTGCTTTAACAACAACAAAGCCAACAGCTCCGGGCACTAGAGTATGGCAAATTGGAGTAGCGAAAAATGCTACTGACCTTTACACAGATGTTAGGTTTATTAAAGTTAACAGCTAAGGAATTGAAATATGGCGATAGTAAAATACTTAGTAGGTGAGATTGAAGGCGTCGAAGATTGCGAGGGTACTGAACGTGTTCTCGATGCTAAAGATGTTCGAGTTGAGCCTGCTATATCTGGTTTTACTGACGTTGACAGTGTTCTTAGAGGGGTTGTCGCTGGCGACCCCTTTTTGAATGCTTTATTTGATAAGTGTACGCCTTTGTTTGATCACGATGAAACGACGGGGCAAGTAGTATTATTGGAGGAATGTAATGGCTAGGTGTCATATAACTAGATTTCAAGGGCCACCGACAGCGGCTCCACTTGCGACAGGCGACCACTGGGTTGATGAATTAAATGGTATATCCTATGTATCTGTTGGTACCACTGGTGTAACAGATTGGGTTGCGGTTGGTAATGTACCGGCAACAAACGTAGGCGGTCTACAGGCGGCGATTACTGCGAACACTACAGTGTCACAAAATTCGAGTGATATAACTGCTATTCAGTCTGAACAAACCACACAAAATACGGGTATTGCCTCTAACATGGCAGCTCATGTTGCGAATGCGGCAGTAACCGCCGCAAATATGAGTAGTATTTCTGCTATTCAAACAGAACAAACTACGCAAAACACAGACATAGCTACAAACACAACTAACATCTCGTCGAACGACACCGATATTTCTGCTATTCAAACAGAACAAACCACACAAAACACAGATATATCAGCAAACACAACAGCAATTAATAATCACATTGCGGACGTAGCGAACCCTCATGCGACAACACTTTTAAATTTAGGTGATGTTGATACTACAGCTTATGCAGGCGGTAATAGGTTTTTTAAATTAAGAACCAATGCGGCAGGTACAGGTGTCGAGTTGTTTGAAACATTCGAGGCATCGGTATCAAGAACAGACCCATTACTACACCAGCCGGCAACATTTGAACAATACTTAACATTGACTGCGAACATACCGGTAGCAGGTGAATATTTATTACTTATGTCACACAGGTTCTCACTAAACGCAACCAACGTTAACTTTGAGTCCCATGTTTTATTTAACGGTCAATTCTTTTTGCCGACCCACGTTGAGCCTAAAGATTCTTTTGGCACAGGCTTAAATGTGGCTAACACAACTGGTGGGACTACGAACACTGGCACAGATAACTTTGACACTAGATCAGGTTTAGTTAGACTTACTTTGCCGGTCGGCACAGCTTCATTTACTTTAGAATTTCGTGGTCAAACTGCAAACCAAGAGGCGACGGTTTACGAGGCTGAAATGTATATTAAAAGATTAGAGGTTTAATAATGTCAATTTTTAGAGCGTTTAAAGACGAGCAAGGTTTAATAACTTTAGTTGAACAGGACTCCGAATTATTCAATGATTTGGTTGAAGAGGGCACTTTAACTTTGGTACCGGCTTTGGATAAAGAGGTTTCTGATTCTGGTACCCCTTTACCAAGTGAGCCTAGATATGACCGAGTAACTGGTCGATATTATATGTATTCAAATGGTGCTTGGATAACCGATTGCGATGATAATTATTCAACTGCGTATGTCTTATTTCTTGAACAAGCAGGCACAGGCTCCGAACCTATTTATGAGTGGGAGCACATGGGCGAATACTACCCTGCCGGTTCTCAGATTAAATCATTTACATTAACCGGACGTTGCAATAACTCACAATTAACTGATTTAGAAATTAGGCTTGTAGCTAAATATCCTAACGACCCTGAAGCTTGGAATTCAGGATTTAATAGTGATACACAGGTTAGTACACAAACTATTTTCTCCGGTCTTTACTCAGACATGGGTGTGCCGGTTGGTGCAAAAAATAACATAACTAGAGGTAAAATTGATTTAGATGTAACGCTAGATCAAGATAGTTATATTTGTATGTATATTAGAAAGGTTGGTAGCTTATCTGGCACAAGGTATTTCACTGGTTCAAGAATATTAGAGGTAATATAATGTCAAACGAAAACGATACTATTAATTATAAAATTAACGAGGTTCTTAAAGATGTTCATCAAGACGTTGCGGACATTACTGAAATAGATTTTAAAAGACATACTAAGCCAGAAATTGCGTTACGTAAGAAAACAACTATCGCACCCAACGGCAGGCCGCAAAAGAATAGCTACTACTACAATGACGAATTAGTGGCTACATTGACTTTTGAGTTTACCGATGAAAACTCTTTAATGAAAACTAGAAAAGAGATTATTAACTATATAAAAAATGATGGCTCTAATGGCCCCGATATAGTTATTAAAGATAAAGTATACGATCATACAGACCCCGACGAAGGTGCGGAGTGTATTGACGAGCGTATTAAATCAAGGAAAAAGATTGTCGGTGCTATGAAGGCATTTTTATCGGGTGTAATCATGCAGGCATTACAAGCTCCATTACCACAGGTGATTTCGGTCATCACACCTTTTTGGGACGACTGTTATAAAGAGCGTGAACTATTTATTGAGTTTGGTACATCGGACTGGTCAACATACCTTATGGGTATTGATGTTCAAAATACAACATATACTTATTTGTCAATACCAATTAATGCACAGGGTGTAACGGTTAGGGACTACATGGTGTCGAGGTTAAACTATTAATATGAGAAAAGTTAGAAAATACGTAGTAATATTATTGATGATAATACTAACAATACCGGACTTGTTGTGGGCTATTTTTAACTTAGCCCTTGCTGCAATGCTGTACCTTTTAGGGAAGCTGATATCAGACAAGAAACTAAAGCAATATGGTTTCAACATTGCCATTTCAGTAGATCAGTTCTTTGCTACCAAAGCTTTGGGGCAAGATCCAGATATTACTATTTCGATGGCTTTAGGGTATGCCAAGAAGCGTATGAATCAGGGGACTGCGAAAGTGGACAGAGTGTGGTTGTGGTTCGCAGCGGTGGTGAATACAATGTTTTGGTTCCAGTCGGATCATGTAGTAGAAGCTATTGAAGACGACGAAGAAATGAACGACGGTGTGTGGACACTACACGATAGTAAGCCGCCTCAAAAATTAGGGAAGGATGTATAATGGGTATTAAAAGAGTTAGCAGAAATCAGCCTTTAGTTACACAATCCGCTGTTTCCGTATTTGATGCTACACAAATTACTCTGGCTAGTGGCCCCAGTAATTTAGCGTTAGAGTATAATGAGACTGTACCAGCTATAGGTCATGTGTCTTTTGTGGACGGTACTATAACTAGGTTTGCAGACAAGGCTATCATTGACGTTAGGGTTTTCGTTTATCAAGACGCCACTTTCTCAGTAGATTTTGTGGGTGCTATACCCACTGATGGTAATATTGTTCAGGTGCAAGCAACATCAAGAGACGGCGACGGAGCTGAAGACCCTTATGCTGATGTAAGTATAAGCGTACAGGGGCCTACCCAAATACGATTCAACAGAGCCAATGAAATTGATGAAATTTCTGTGCTAGACCTTCAGGTTACTATCGACGGTCATGAAGAATTTTTTCCAGTCTCGTCCGGTTCTACTGTGGCGAATACAGCAACGATGAATTATCAAGACATTGGTAACACTCGAATACAGTGGGGTACACAAGCATCAGATGGGGTAGTTACGTTACCTCAGCCTTTTGCGAACACAGCGTACTCAGTAACTACAGCGAATATTTTTGAGAATGCGCTTAGATCATCTCAAGTAGTTGCTTCATCTAAAACTACAACACAGTTTACAATCAGGGCTTTCTCGTCAAACGCTGGCAGTGCGACAGGGTGTGATTGGATGGCCATTGGACTAAAACCTTAAGGAGTTAAAAATGGCAGGTAAAATTGATTCGTATAATATAACTTTGGCGGCAGGCGTGCCAATGAGCATTGAAGAGACTGGAGTCGAACACCGAGCTTTAGATATCTCTATAACCCCTGAAAGTGGTTTAACTGATGTTATGGTCGGAAGTCCTGAAAGACAGCTAAGTCCTGTGGGACAAGGCATTGAGATTAGCGATATCTCTATAAACGGTGTAGATCAAGTATGGGACATGTCTGAGATATTCGTGGCATCAGCTACGGGTGGTACGGTAAATATTTTAGTTACACTGATTGATTAAATTGATATCATTTATGTATGACTTAGGGGGCAAGGATGCCAAGCCAAAAATACAGGACGTTAGCACAAATACGTGAAAAAATTAAGCGTGAGGTCGATCTACAAGAGGAAGTTTTTGTACGGCCTTGTGAGCTTTTAGAATACATAAACGAGGCTATAGACGAGGCTGAAGCTGAGATACACTCACTTTATGAGGACTATTTTCTTACTCGTAAGACGATTACCCTAGAGCCAAACCAAGAGGAATACGATTTACCAGATAATATCTACGCTCATAAAATACGTAGGATAGTCTATAACAACGATTCATCAGTTTACACAGTTACAAGAATCCAAGACTGGCGAAAGTTCGAAGCACAGAATATTGCTAGTAATTTTGCGGTCAGTGATCTGTACCGCTTTTTTCTTATTAATGAAATCCCCGGACAGCCGAAGATATTATTAGTGCCTCGCTCTCGTGAGCAAGGGCCTTTTTTAAGCTTGTGGTATTTAAGACAAGCGAACCACCTAGTTGAAGACGACGACATTTGTGACATACCAGAATTTTACAATTTCATATATGCGTATGTGAAAGTAAAAATATACGATAAGGAAGTTCACCCCGGTTCTGAAAAGGCTGAAGTGTACTTAGAGAGACAGCGAAAATTAATGCAAGGTACTTTGGCAACAATGGTGCCTGACGCTGAGAACGAAATCGAAATGGACATGGAATCATACGAAGAACACAACTAGGAGTTTTTAATGTATTTTGGCAACAACAATAATTACTATCAAAGTCCTCATTATCAAAATCAGCTTAAAGACGCTCAAATAAAAAATCAGCAAAATACGATTGATCAATATAAGGCTAGGCCAGTGCTACCTGCTTGGGAGTCTCTAGCTAATTCCGATGGCACTTTACAATCTCAATATCAGACTCAGGATTCGTTTGACCGTAGCGCCTTGAACCAACTGAAAACTGAAGGTCTAAGAGGCCCGGAAACACAAAGTAAGTGGCGACAACTAATGGGCGAACAACTAGATTATAATACTAACCAACAGCTTGGTAGTTTGGCTTCTCAATCACAGGCTACGGCAGGGCATGGTTTGAACCAAATCGCTCAAAGGGGTGGCGGATATTCTTCTGGTGCTTCAGAGAGATTAATGGAAAATGCTAACCGGAATGCTCTACTAGCCGGTCAAGGTGTTCGAAACAACGCTTTCAACCAACGTATTGGCCTAGACGTACAAGACGAAAGTAACCGCCGACAAGACCTACAAACTCTAAACCAATCATTATTTACAGACGCTCAATACAAGTCTGGACTTCAGGACAGCAATATTAATAGATCCATTCTGGAAAAAGGAATGGAGAGGCAGTTTGAGCAAAATGCTTACAACCAACAAATGCAGGCATGGGCTGCGGATCAAACTGCGGATGCTACCGAAAAGGCTGGCAGGGCAAAACAAAAGCCGTTTTAGGAGTTATGTGAATTTATCTATTGAATATGTTCATAAAGACCAGTGGGGCAAGTTTGTTAAAAAGGCTCACGATTCTGTGTTTTTGCAAGCACGTGACCCCGATGTTGATCGTAGTAACTTCGCTGTTTTAGGTATGTGTGATGGTAAGCCGTGCGGTTGGTCAAGTTTTATAGAACTTGATGCGAATACTATCTATATACAGTATGGTGGTATTTTCGCACATAAAAGAAAAACTACTGCTACTCTGCCTATATATCGTAAAATGCATGAGTGGATCGACGAACAAAAGAAATGGACGAGGGTTCTGATGTGTGTGGCAAACGACAATATACCGATGCTAAAAATAGCTTTGGCTTGCGGTATGAAAATAATCGGTACAAAAGCTGTGGGTGAAACAGTTCTTGTAGAGTTTATGAGAGAGGTTAGTTTTGAGTAAGATAATGACAAGGCAAGAGTCTGTCCGTACTGGCTTACTGGAATTCCAAGAGGCTATGGCTGAACTACCTCAAGTAGATATACCTTTGACTCACCATTTTTCTAAAGACATATATGGGCGTGAAATACTAATGCCTAAAGGCACGGTTGTTATCGGTAAGATACATAAGCATAGTAGTCTTAACATTCTAGCAGGGGGTGAAATATCTCTACTAACAGAGGACGGTACGAAAAGATTAAAAGCACCTTACGTCGTCTCTTCAAAGCCCGGAATAAAAAGAGTGATCTACGTTCACGAAGACGCCACTTGGGTAACAGTACATGGCACCGACGAGACAAACGTAGAAAAAATTGAAGAACAATTTATAGCAAAAACTTATGACGACGTTGTAGGTTTGAGTGATAGTGAAATCAAACAAATCGAAGAGTTAAAAAAGGAGGACGTATGTCTTGGGTAGTGGTAGCGGTTGCAGGCGGTATGGCAGCAAAAGGTGCTTATGATGGGCATCGTCAGAATAAGATTGGTGAAGCTGATAACATCGCTCGTGCTGCGACAATTAGGTATTCACCTTGGACTGGTCTAGGCGATCCGGGTGCGGCTGATTATGGTAGTGGTATTCTCGGCGGTGCGCTTGAGGGCGGATTACAAGGTGCGTTAGCAGGTAGTTCTCTAGGTGGCGCAGGCGGTGCGGCTGGCGCAGCAGGTGCGGCTCAAGGCGCACAGGGTTTTGCTTTGGCTGATGGTTCACCGGCTCCTATGGCACTTAACATGCCTAATAGTCAACAAAGGCAAGGTCTAGTAATGCCGAATAATCAACAGGGCAATAGTCCTTATTTGCAATTAATGAACTACGCTTAAGAGGTTTGTAATGGAAAAAAAGAAACTCGCAGAATTGGCAGCCCCTCTACTTGAGGCTGCCGGTGTCGAAAGGCAGGCGGCTCCTTTTGATATACAGACGATGTTAAATAAACTCAGTGAGCAATCGTTTGCCGGTGTCGAGTTTAAGCAACAAAAGGCAAAAGAGATTCAAGACAGAATCAGCGCATTAAGAGCACAGCCTCAACAAAAAGAAGGTGGTATCAATTTAGATGCGGTAGCCACTCTTGGCGATTTGTTTTTTAACAAACCCGGAAAATTTACTGGTATTCGAAACGCACTTAAGAAAAATAAAAAAGACTCTACTGGTGAATTATATAATTTAGAGAACCAACTAATCGGTTATCAGAATTCAATATCAAAAGACCAGAATAACTTATTCGACGCACTTCATGACTTCATGCCAAAAGAGAAGACTAGTAGACTTGGCGACCAAAAAGCTTTGGCCGATCACAAACATGGTCAAACTATGGAGGTGTTAAGACAAAAGTTTAGAAACACGAGCGAGCTATTAGGTAAGAAGCAGGCCGCAAAAGGCTCTGGTAAAACAGAAAAGAGAGCTAACGCAGCTCAATATAAATCGGCAGGTTTTGGTAAACTGATGCAAAAAGCTAATAAAGGGGTTGAGAAGTTATTAGAAAAAGGCTTTGACTTCGGGAGCACTTTCAATACTGGTCGTGGTGCTAAGTGGACACCAGAATTAATGAAAAGCGAAGACTTGAAATTATATCAAACCTATAAAGAGAATTTTCTAGGTGGTCACTTAAGAGATGTTTCCGGTGCCGCAATTGGTACGTCGGAATACGTTAAAGCTGAGAGACAGTTTTTTCCTTTGCCGGGTGATACAAAAGAACTACTGAAACAAAAGGCTCTTTTAAGAGAACAAGAAATGTCTAAAATGCGAGCCTCTAGTGGTTCGGCTTGGGACGATGTTGACGATATCGAAAATATCGGTGACTTTGAAAAGGGGCAGGGTAGTTCTAAAAATAGTGAGCCTAAAACACGAGAAGACTATCTAAAAGAGATAGCTGAAATGGAGGGGCAATTATAATGGAGATGACCCTTGAAGAGTTAAAAGCTAAACATGCTGAAATGAAAAAAAAGCTTGCTGAGAAAAATAAACATCTCACAGACGAAGAGATAAAAGCTAAACATAATAAACTAAAAAGGGCGCAACGCCCCAAACCTACTGCTGCTGAATTAGATCGTGTGGCTCATGAAAATCACCCTGATGTTGGCACGGGACTAAGAGCCGGTATTAAAAACCTTATCAGAGATAAAGCTAAAACGGGCCTTGGTGTTTTAAAAACAAGAATGCCAGACCATGACGTTCGCATGAGTGAAGAGGGTAAGCTCCAAATAAAAAGACCGGACGAGGACACTTGGCGCTATGTAGATAAACCGATGCTAGGTAGTAAGTGGAGCATTGTTGATCAAGTAGCTAACCTAATCGACGATCCAAAGGATTTACTCGATATCGGCGGTGACGCTGTAAAAGGTACTGTTGATACCCTTGGCACACTTGGCGGTGGTATTCTTGGTTTTTTTGGTGGCGGTGGCGTAGGAGCTGTGCCGGGAGCTATGGCTGGTGGTACTGGTACAAGTGTAGCTACTGAGGGTGTTCGACAAACTATTGCAAAAAAACTAGGTTTTGAAGACGACTATAGCGGTAAGGCTCTACTTCGAGAAGGCATTATTGGTGGCGCATCACCGTTACTATTAGGTACGGGTGCTACAGCTAAACATGCGCTTAAGGCTCTTGGTAAAGATGCTACACCAGAGGCTATCGAGGCTTTCATGAAAACACAGCGTGGTGGGCTTGGACGAGGACGGGACTTTATCACACAAAAAGTGTTGCCCGGTGTCGCTAATACTATTTCTGGCATAGAGCCGGGAGCTTTAAATTACGCAGCTAAAAATCTGGACGAAGTTAAACGTGCGGCTAAAGATAAAAGAACTACTGGTAAACTAATAAAGAGTTATGACAAAAAAATCAATGAGGCTATCGACTCTAAGATATCTGATATTGGTGAAAAGCTTGACGTAGCAGCGGCGCATCCTAATGTCAAAGTTGATATGACTGTTGCCGAACAGCCTCTTGATAACTTGCTTAAAACGAGTGAAAACGAAGTAAACTCTTTAATAGAAGAGGTAGGTCTTAAGGCAGCAAAAAAAGATTCTGCTTATAAAGATTATAAAACTATTAAAAAACAAATAGAAAAGTACGGGACTAAAAGATACCAGCTTGACGGTAAGGCAATTCGTAAGTACAAAGATAGAAATAAGACTCTTACAAAAGTTGATAAAGACCCCGACTTTAAAGGCTCAAGCGATGCGGCAAACGAGCTTAAGGCAGCGTTTAAACAAACTAACTCCAACATAAAAGACGCCTTAGAGAATACCCCTGAAGGTAAATTGTTCAACGATTTAAACCAACAATCAGCCAATGCATATACAGCTAAGGCCCGGTACAGAGAAGTGGCCGGGGGTAAAAATGCTAACAAGAACACACTCGAATCAACTATGTCGAATCTAAACTCAAAGGCACGCTCAAGTAGACTTGATGATATATCAAATGTCGAGGACGTTTTTGACGTTGATATTCAGTCAATGGCTGATCAGTATCAAGCATTAAAATATTTTGCTAACCCTAGTTGGTTGCCAGTAAGTCGAGGCGGTACAACGTCAACATCTAAAACAATTCTTGGTGACTTGTTCGGAGCACTAAGAGGTGCCGGTCAAATTGGATTATCAGACGGGGTGATAAAAAAGGCTATGCAGACTAATCGTCTATTGCAAGCGCCAATGAAAAACAGTTTTAGTTTATTCCCGGCGGCGGCACCGGCGGCGGCTAGAGGTGGATTATCGCAGCTAGACCCGTGGTTAGAACAACTACTGGAAGAAAACAGATAATTACTTGGGTGGTAAGTCTTCGCTTGGACTTACTGACCTTTTCATTGACTCAATCTCCATTTTAGCAACATGGCTATCAAGGCTTAATTGTAGGCTGTGTATCTCTGTTTTCATCTCTTTAAATTGCATGAATAGGCGTTCTTCAGTGACAAGTAAATTCTCTTGTACTTTAAGCATATCACCATGAATAGCTTTTTTGGCTTTGCCCATATTCTCAGAGTGAATCCTTAGCTGTTCGGATGTGTTAAGCAGGGCCTTTTCAATGCGCTTTTTAAAGTCCAATATGAAGTAGACGATAATAGGTACGGCCACTCCGGTTAGTGCCAGTGTAACTATGTCCATTGTAATAGTGCTTGGCATTAGTCAACCACCCTTAATACATCGTCGTTTATTACTGGCTCTAGTAGGTCTAAATCAAAACCACTTAGTTTGATGTTTTCTAGTGAACGTAGAGAAATCTTTTTGGCTTTAACTGTAATTTTTTTATTGCCGAAGGCTGTCATCTCTTTTCTGAAAAATTCCTCGGCATCCTTTTGCTCCATTTTCTCGACAACTTTATATATGTCTTGTCTTTTCTCGTCGAATTTTTTAGTGCCCATATCTAGTGCTTTTGCTAACTCACGAACAGAGTAGGCTGTTTGTAGTCCTAAGTCTCTGCAAGTGTAGATTTGCTTAAAGGCATTGTTAAAATCTGGCGAAACAAATTGATGGTACTGTAAATCAAAACTCATAACATAACTCCGTTTGTGTCTATTCGAGAAGTAGATTTCTCTGATAAATATTTTAAAAACTCGTGTATCCGCTCCCAATTACTTGGGTCAACTATAAAAGCATATCCGCCGCATCTATTAATTTTGTCTATAGTATACTGTTGTAGTTGATCTACTTTACCAACAATTGTCTTTAATTCAAGGGCTACAAACACACCATTCACACACATTAATATGTCTGGGGTACCACGAATAGATACCTGCTGAACCTTGACTACCCACGTTTTAGGTAGCCTTTTCAGAAAAGGCATTATCCTTTGTTTAAAGACTGTTTCCGGTTTTTGAGCCATGTCTCATACTAACTCACTCCACGGTCGTTTGTCAGCTAGTGATTTGTCAGACCATTCTATATCAACGCCCATAGGTAGCTTGCTATGTTTGTAGGCGTTAACCATGAGTTTAGCGCATTCTTCTATTATGTGTTTTTCATCTTTTGGAAACTCGAAGACAATTTCATCGTGAATGGTTAGAACCATTCTGGTTTTGTAATCACGTAAATACTCGTGTATATCAACCATTGCCTTTTTGATGATATCCGCACAGCCCCCTTGTACCAAGGTGTTCAAGGCTCTGTGAGACGATTGATTGCTAAAGTCATAGTAGCGACCCATGCAGTTAACTAGGCTCTTTTGGGTCTCTGCTTGGCGTTTACATTTTGCTATATATTTTTTTAGTTCGGGGTTGGCACTTAGAATCGAAGCTTGGATAGCTTTGGCCTTATCATAAGATACGCCTAAATCGCCGGAAAGTTTCGAAATACCGCCGCCGTATAGAGTTAGAAAGTTCACGGTTTTGGCAGTATCTCGGCTAACTCCGGCTATCTCAGCGGTAGCTGTGTGTACGTCCAAACCGCCTAAAACCTTGGGTATTAGAGACGAGTCGCATAGGTCTAAAACTAGTCTGTACTCCATTTGCTGATAGTCGATCATGGCAAAGTAATTACCTTCTCTTGGTATTATTGCCCGGCGAACAGAGTAGCGCTCTTTTTTATCTGTGCGTTTTAAATTTTGTAGGTTCGGCTTTGTACTAGAGAAACGTCCAGTACGAGTACCGTGTGAATTAAAATTTGTATGAAGTATATTGTTGTCGTCACTAAGAGATAAGAAGCCGTTAAAAAAATCTAGTTTACTTTTAGCGTTTGAAAATTTTCTAATTATGTCAGCAACCGGGTGTTTTAGTTTTTCGAGAACTTCTTTTTTAAAACTGGGTTGTCCTTTGGCGGTGTATACCCATTGGTCTTTAATGTCTTTAAAAACATCAGCAAAAAGTTTGTTAGACTTTTTAAACTCATGTCCAGTTTTTTCTTGGAATTTGTTCTTTTGTTGTTCAAGACTTTTAGTCCCTGAATCCACGGCTTCGCTACAATACTTAACATCTACTAAAACGCCCGTTTTTTCAATGTCATATAAAACTCTTGTGAGTCTATTTTCTTGTAGGTATAATGAAGGTGTACTTCCTGTACCATTAATCATTTTTTCAAATTGGCCGATACCAATATCAAAGCATAGCTCTGAATCCTTAGTAGCGTAGTCTCGCATAATATGAAAAGGTACACTTACGTAAGTATCTCTTTTATTATCGGACAACCATTTATCAACGGTGGTATCTTTAGATTGCCCAATTAAACTAGCTTGAGATGCCAGAGAAAACTGCCCTGCCAAGGTTTCGTTATCATGCAAACGTACTATGGACATAGTACACCAGATGACCTTTGACTCGTGAAAAGATATCCCAAACTTCTCAAGGTAGGCGAGATCAAATTTAGCATTGTGCATGAAGACTGCCCGGCCCCCATGCTGAAATAGCGTATCGTGTAGTTTACACGCTACGCTACCCCGTGGCAAAACGGTGCTATCTCTAGCACTTTCATTATAACTAAAAAAATTAAAATAATAAGACTTATCTTTATCGGTAGTTATAGCAATAGAAAATAACTCGTCTTTACCCCATAAATCTAGCCCAGTAGTCTCTGTGTCAATAGCTACAAAAGATGACTCAGAAATAGACTGTAGGCAGTCGTCAATGTTTTCAAGAGTGACTAATATGTGTCTCGCCTTTTTTGTAGTGCTTTTTTACGCTTATCGACTTTTTGCACCGTCTTCATTTTGGTTGAATCAGTTAGTACAAACTCTTTATTTCGTCTAAAAGATTCAAGCATAATGTCAATTATTGCAGACATAGTGTGCCCTGATGTTTCCGATTTTTTGGATAACCATCTTTTGTTAACCGGCTTCACGTATGTATGACACGGTACTTTATTTGGCTTCTTTTCTCTCACGTCTATAACCCCTTATGCGACCCCTTGGCTGGTAGTCAGATTGTTCGGGAAGTTTCGAAACATCCGTAACTTCCAATATTTGATCAAAGTATTCTTGAGACATTTTTCCGTCGGCTACTAACTGACGGCATTTCTCTAAATGATTTTTACTAGCAAAGGGGCGCATTGGGTTTCTCTAAAATGGAATTTCGTCAGCCGCATTTTCATCAGCTTCTTTTATTGCGTTCGGTTTTGTAGAAACTAATTCTTCCCACATTTTAGCCTTAGCTTGTAAGTCTTCACTAGGTGCTTCGCTCTCATCTTTTTGATGAACTAAATCAGACAAGAACACACAGTAGCTTTTGCCGTCACCTGAAATCTTTTTAGATTTTAAAGACATGAAATTTTCCCACGTGTCTTTTCCAAGGCTAGTAAGCTTGATTACATTCGTTGCAATCTGTGCGCCACACTTAGTACTAGCACCCCTTAGAGATATTTTGCTAGGTGCAATGTCACCCTCAAACATCACATAAAAATGAAATGTCTTTTCTCTTTTGTGCTCAATTCCGTCACGTTCAAAAAACCATTGACTGCTTACACTAGCGTCCCATGGCTCTACTCCGCACCAACGAAACATGCTGCCGTCTTTTTTCGATATTGTAAATGTCTTAGGTAGTGTTTTAACAACTACAAACTTTGCTGGCTTTTCAGCATTACCTAAAAACTTGTCGCCTTCACTTGAGGTTATGTCGCCGAACTTTGCGTCGGTACCATCAGTGTTTGACATTTTTTGTATTAATCTAATGTAGGGTATCACGAAGTCTTCGAGGTCAATGTTCTCCATTGCTCTTGATTTCGGATTGCCAATTACAGGTGCGCTTGATTCACTTTTCACTAATTCATTTTCCATTTTTCATTACTCCTTTTTCGTTTTTCATTTTTCTTTTTTCACACTTTTCTTAACTAACTTCTTTTCACTCATAATCATTTCAATATATTTTGGCAACACTTTAATAAGTGCTAATACCCTTGTTCTGTCTCGATCAGGGTTTGAACCCTCGACGAGTAAATCAGCCATTTTATCAGCTACCATCAAGTCTAATATGGGCGTATCTTTTTTCATTTTTTCCTCATTGTCACAGTCTGAAACTCTTCTATACCTTCAATTCCGGGGGGTTTCCACCCTAGGGCTTGATTTTCTTGTTCTTCTTCAACCCACTTTCTCACCCGTGTACTTACCGTTGCGTACTCGTCAAACTGGCCCACTTCTCGTAGGTACTCTAAAAACTCTGGCTTCGATGAAAATTTTAAAGTCTTCTTAACACTAGTAAATACTTTTCCAAACTCACACTCATGACTTTTCATTTCATTGTCTTGTAGTATCTGTGTGATTTTAGATTTCAAAAGTGCTAGCTCGGCACCCTTGGCTTTGGCATCGGCAGTCATTTTTGTGTGCTCGGCTCTCGTCTCATATAGCTTTTTACAAAGCTCTGTTAATTCTTTTACTGTTACTTCATTACTCATAAGCTATCTTTTAACCCCTTCAAGACGTTATAGCCAATATCTTTTTTGCTAGCAAGAGCTAACATTACTTGCTCGTCGATAGTGCCGGGGGTGACGATATCTATACGTGTGATTTTTTTATGTATTTCTGATCCGCCCCGATAGTTACGAGCTTCAGCTTGCTGATCATTTTCTAAACTAAAATTACGGGTATAAAATATTGATATGTCACTAGCGATTAAATTAATACCAATGCCAGCACTTCCCGGATTACCAATGAATACCCTTGTCTCTTCGTCGGTGTTAAATTGATCAACGTTTTCTTGTTTTTGTTTAGGATTGATGCCCCCGTGACACTCGACATATCCTATTTTTAACCCCTCACAAACCTCTTTAATCTTTTCATAGTTTTGCTTGAACACCGCCCATACTATGACTTTGTGGTGTGGGGTTAGATCATGAAGTAACTCAGATAAGGCAGCCGATCTAGGATTCTTAGAAAACTCATACATTTTCTTTTTGCCGTCGAGAAGCTCAAGAGGTATGTGCCCTGAAACAATTTGCTGTAAACGTAAACCCTTGGTTATTGCTAGCTCGGCAGTACACACCCCCGAATCAATTGCGGCAATAAAGTCGTCTCTTAAGGCGTTGTATGCCTTCTTTTGTTTTGGACTTAGCTCAACTTCGCACTTGGTTTTAACCAAAGGTGGTAAATCGAGACAATCCTTTTTTTCAACGAACATCGAGTTAGTCGCCATTTTCTCACGAATCAATTCATCGGCACCCTCTTTAGGTACCCAGTCTTGGAATTTAATGTGTGCAGGCATGTACCTGTTTTTATCGACAAAATACTCATTCCTAAAAGTGTAGTAGTTTTTACCGAATACACTGTCATCAAGTATTTTATACTGTGTAAAAATATCCAACATGGAATTTAAAATCGGTGTCCCAGAAAGTATAAACTTATGCTTCGCCTTCGCAGCCAGCCTGATTGCATTCTTAGTCCTTCTCGCTTTTAAATTTTTACACTTGTGACTCTCGTCAAGGACTAAGCAATGCGGCTCCCAAAAAACAAATAGATTCATTAAATCAACCATACCAAGTGTTGCATAATTGGTTATGAATATAGAGTTTTTAGGGCTTGTATTAAATAGCCTGTATCTTTTTTTTCCTGGTCCGACTAAAGGTATTATCCGCTTTTCTGGTATGTCCGTATGCGCTAGTAGCTCACGCTTCCAGTTTTGAATAACTATCGGCGGACATAGTATCATTGTAGGTTTTACGGGTTGAGAACCAAACTTGTCTTGCAACATTCGAATTGCGGTTAAAGTTTTGCCTGTACCTACTTCAAAAAAAAGGCCGAAGCCGTTGAGCTTTTTTGCACGCTCTATAGCTTCAGCTTGATGCTTCCAAAGTTTTATCATTACTTATCTGACATTTCACTTTCGGCCATGCCTTTTGCACGTTCTTTTAATTCGTCAATAGAACCAACTGGGCCTTCAGACTTGTCGCCGTCTAAACAATACTCTAGTTTTTCAACTGCCATTTTTAGATACTTTAGAACTTCTTTTAGCTTGTCCATGTTTTCCATTTTTAAACTCCCTAATGTGTGCAATTAATTTTTCGCCACCACAGAGGCAGCCCTTAAACGATTTGTCTATATAATCATTTTTGGTTACTTCTGTAAAATGGCATCTGTCGCATGTGTATATAATTTCATATTTCATAATAAAAAATGACGACCACTAAACCAAACCCAACAACTAAAAAGCAGCCGTCAAGTTACGCTAGCTAAAACACATGTTGATAGCAAGGTTATTTATAATTAATTGTAGAAAAGATGCATTCTATTGGTGAAATAAAGGGCACATGTTCTTGGCAAATTTCTAGTTTGTTTCTGAGTTTCACATAAAAAAATAAATAAATTATTAGTGCTACGATGCCTATAAACAAATAGAGTTTGTCTCTCATGTGATGTACCTCAGTGTAGATATTTAGGCGGCTCTGGCTCCCAGTGCCACGTATCATCCTTCTCGGCTTCATCTAGTATTTTGCTTAGCTTCTCGGTAAAAAGGTCTTTATTTTCCTTGTCTTCGAAGAACAACACAAATGTGCCGTTATCTAAGACAGCCGAATCGGCTACCTCTTTTGCGGTTAGCATGAATATAGCTACCTCTTCGCAGAGTATTTTCTCATGGGGTATTTCGATGCGTATCATTGGTATCTCGTGCTATTGGTTATAGCTACATAATACCATATCCTAGCCTTTCATTATAATCGCCACTAGTCCGAGAAATATAAGAATCATTATAAACATGGCTAGGTAGTCGTCGTTCATTGTATTCTACCAAGTACGCTGTTTCGCAGCTCGGCATATTCTTTTGGGCTTTGGTGACCAATCCAATCACATGTTTTGAGCATGAGTTTAGTTAGTTCTTTTACTTGTGATAAATAATCGTGGTGGTTTTTGTAGTGGGAGCATAGCTCCATAGTAAGTGTGTGAAGTGCGTGCTCGCTTGTATTGTTGATACCCTCTTCATGTATCCAAACATTTAACAAGCCTCTAGCATGTTTATGCCTGTCCTCTTCACGTTCGGTCATCTCGTTTAAATGGTCTTCGATTTCTTGTTCTGTTGGTTCTGTGTTTTTATCCAACATAATTTTCTCCCTTAATTTATAGTCTGTGCATTGTGCTAAAATTAAAAGTATTAGTATAAGAGCTAAAAGTATGTTGTCTTTATTCATGCCTTTAGATCGGTATGCTAGACCTTTGCTTTAACTAAAACATATGGTTATACCTATCAAATGTAGCCATTAATACACTGTAATCGTTCTCAGACAGTAAGCCTCTCGTTTCAAAGTTTACGAATGACTTATCGTTTTTACCGAAAACTGGTTTATTTAGCTCCTCAGAGAAGTGTGTCGGCACTGTATAAAATACCTCTCCATTAGAAAGTACGAGTTTTACGGTGATACTGTTGTCGGATGAGTTAACGTGTATTGTGTCTCGCATAAAGTCCCAATGGTGGTTGACTTTTATGTCCTCCGCCCTAACTACATGAGACATGTTTATTATGTGAGGTTTTTGTGTCTTGTGTATCAACCCCCTACATTTCTCGATAGCTTTTTCCTTTAATTCTTCGTTGGTCATAAATAAACCCCGAACAATTGTAGTATAAAAACTACCGTCATAAAAAATGCTGAGAATAATATTATTTCATCCATTACTTACCTTCCCAGTTATGTGTTCTTTTAAATTATCTAAAAACTCGTCAATACATATGCTCTCTTTTTCAAGCATAGTGATTAGTTCTGCTATGTATTCTCTATTTGGTTTGGTCATAGTCATAATCCGCCTTTGCAATGTTGTAACAATCAGGGCACATGTCCATTACTAAGTAGCCGGCTTCTCTCTCACAGTCCTTGCACTTCTTTGGTGGATCTAAGTCTCTTTCTGGTAAATTGTTGAAATTCATTATACTTCCTTACTTTGTTTTGATACTCGATTTGGCTTAGGTTATAAGAAACTACCTCGTCCATTTGTCTAATCATCTCGTGGTTAGCAAGTATTAACTCTCTAATACTTCGACCCTCTTGTGAATTGTTATACGCTTCTCTTGTCTCGTCAGTCAGTTTCTTCCAGTTCATTGTCGTCACTCTCCACGTTTCTTATTTCATCTACTAGGTCAACAATCATATCATGCAACATTTTTGTTGTATCATTGTAGTCTTTAAACGACTCGTTAAATTTTCTAAACTCTTCAGCAATTTGCTTTACGTACATCTCTGTGCTCATATTGATTCACCTTTCCTTAGTGTATAAAATTTGAGGTGTCTGTTTTGTATATCACTTTGCTTGCAAAAGCAATAATAACTAGCTGATACTCTAAGCATTCACAAATTAACTTGACCACGCTTATGAGCTAATGGCACCATTTAATTTCAACTAAATATCAAAAACCAAACGTGGCAAAACGGGGGTTACTTTGCTTTATCTAATGAAACAACATACTTATAATAATAAGAACGGGGCTGTACTCCCTATCACACCGTATGTAGCGGTTAACGACCCCAACGAACTACTACAAAACCCCGAAAAATATTTAGAAGACATACCTAAAGAGAATAGAAAAAATATTTTTATGACTCTGGCGCATTTAGACAAGAGTGCAGAGGGCGGTATAAAGTCTAGGGATTGGACACACCAAGGACTTTTGTTTTTTGATATCGACAAAATTGACCTAGAACAAGCAGATAAATACGTGGAAATTTTATCTCGTATCATGCGAGTAGAACCAGAAAAAATCATCAGCATTAAATCCGGTAACGGACTACATATAGTAATAAAACTTAAAACCCCGTTCCAAAATAAAAAGATGGGGTATTTTAAAACCTATAAACGTGACTACGACGAGATATGTAATAAGCTAGATATATCCTTTGGAATGGCTGGTTTAAAAGGTTTATGTGACCGCGCGGTGTTCTCGCCTAAAAAAATGTTTCGAGTACCACTAACCACTAACTTTAAACCCGGTATCGGCGAGAAGCCAGTCGAGATAATTAACCCTAAAGCCGAGGCTTACGATATCGACCTGCGCGCTATTTCAGGGCTAAAACTCCTAAAAGACAGCGAACAAATAACCAATAAACAAATGTCTCACATCAAAGTCGACACCCAGTCCGTCGAGGCCGGATGCGATTTTCTAAAACACGTCAAGAAAAAAAAGGGCGACGTATCCGAGCCGTTCTGGTTTGCCGCCATATCACTTACCGCTAGATTAAAAGACGCACTAAAAAAATGTATCGAATACTCCAAAGGACATAAAGGTTTTAGCCCCGAAGCAACAAAAGATAAAATGGAGCGTGCCCTTAAATCATCCGGCCCCCGAACCTGTGAATCAATAGATAAAATATGGGGCAAGTGCAAAGCGTGCCCTAATTATAAAAAAGTAAAATCACCAATCATGCTTAAAAACCCTGATTTTATAGCCTCTGATCACGTCGGTTTTCGAGTCCCGAACCAACGAGGCGTACTTATAGCGCAACACGAAGACCTTCTAAAATACTACAAGAAAAGTGTACCTTTTAAAAACATCAACGAAATGCACTATAGATACGAAGGTAAATACTGGCGAGCACGAAACAAACGATACATCGAAGCATACGCACAAGAACACTTTAAACCTGCACCAAAAGCAATAGAACGAAGTGAATTTAAGTCCCTCGTACAATGCACGAACCTAGATGAAATGGATTTTTTCGACACCCCAAAAGCACACGGAAAAGTTAACTGCAAAAACGGTATCGTCGATATTAAAACAGGCGAGATTATAGAGCACTGCCCTTCATACGGGTTCAGGCAAATGCTAGATTTCGACTACGATCCAAGTGCCAGCGCACCCATGTTCACACAACTACTAAAAAATGTAACCGTCGGTGACAGTGAGTTAGAGCATGTACTACTGGAATACTTTGGCTACTGCCTATCAGGTGTGTCACCGTCTCTAACATCACAGTTTCTAGTATTATCTGGCGAAGGTGCCAACGGAAAATCTACACTACTAGACATTTTCCAAGAACTACTCGGTAACTCCGTATCAGCCGTCGATGCTAAACACATGGCAAGCGACTCGTCACAGTTTTTCATGCATCAAATGTGTAAAGCACTTGTTAATATTTGCGAAGAACTACCAAGCGGAGGACGTGGCGCCGCCGAACAATGGGAAGCCGTCAAGCGTATCGCATCAGGTAACCCAATCACAGCCGCAGAAAAAGGCAAAGCCTCATACGTCATAAAACCCAAAACTAAACTCATATTCACATGCAACGAACTACCATCAGGCGGTAAGGCGAACCACGGATGGTTTCGTAAGATGTTAATCGTGCCGTTCAACGCCAAATTCACCCAAGAAAATGGCAACCTCGACGTCGCTATAGCCCATAAGATTATTGAATCCGAAATGGCCGGTGTACTCAATATGTGTATCGAAGGCTTCAAACGACTCAAGACCCAAGGATGGAAGTTCTCAAAATCACACAAAATTGATCAAATTAAAGACGAGTTTAAAGAGGACAGAGATTCAGTGCTTGATTTCTACCAAAAAGCACTCACGATCGACCCACGCATATCCACGGGCGAAAGTATAGTGCAAGAAAGTAGCCCGAAAATTTGCACCAAACGAGAGAAGACCAGAGAGAACGTGGCAAGATGGGTACAAGCTCAAGCTATGGAAAAAGGTGAGACACCAAAAGAAGTGCTCGGCTTCAAACCTATCTCTGATTATGAGAAGCCACAGGTTCGAGATGAAATGCCACAGGATTCAATAGAGGACATAAAAATTGAGCCAAGTGAGGTGCCTTTCATGATTCATGAGCCTAAAAGAGATGAGTATTTTATATGCAAAAAGACGCTTTGGAAGGTGTATGCAGAGTATACAAAAGAGCGTGGAGCGTACCCTTTAAAGACGACAAAATTCTACTCGAGACTCGTCGATATTGTCGTTGAAAACAGTGTCCAGTTTTCGAAGGTTTCTAAGTCGTCGGTCAATTTCAAAGGAAAAGCGACGGTATCGGGTGATGATTGTGTGATTGGTACCAAGAGAATCAGGATAAATAACAAAACTCCTATCATAATTTCAGGTTTAATACCTCGTGATGATATTGACTATGAAATACTCACAGTGAGCTTATAAGCTTTGTGTTCGATTTAAGCCCTATTCTTGTGTCCAGTGTCCTGAATGGGGTTTTTTAGTGGGCACAGTAAAAAGTCAATGATTTCATGGTAGCTACGGTGCTTGTGTCCAGTGTCCACTTTATATTAAAGTCAGATAAATAATTAGAGTATACTGTAAGTTTTATTTTAGTTTTTTTTTTGTATGTTAAATTCTACGAAGCGACCTGAAAACTACTGGACACAGGTACACTGGACACAAAACTGAAAATCGCCTATTTGGTGAGCATTTTTTTTCGTGAGATTTTACGGATTATTTTGGGTGATTTGGGGCGGTTTTTCGTGCTTGCGGTTTATACAATTGAGGTCATTTTTTGGTGCTAATAGATTAAACAATTGTGGTAGGATTTAATCGGTGTGAGATATAAATTTTGGTGGACTAAATTTATCGACACGCACTTTGAAAATGGAAAAGGGCAACCGTGGTGGCTGCCCTTTTTTGGTACATGGTAGTTAATCACACATTAGGAGTTCTATGAAAACATGTACTGATACTCCCATCGGTCATTTTTTGAAGACCTAAAATACCTACTCCCCCCTAAAAAATTAATTATTTTGAATTGGTTTTTATACCCCCAAAAAATTTGAGATGACGTTTTTTTATTAGCCTTCTCTGAAAAAGAGTATATACCCTTTAATATCAGATACTTAGCTTGTGGTAGGGTTTTTGGTGAGACTGTTAGATCGGTTTTTTCGAGACTACATTGATACCAGTTCGGTGTTTTAACGGCTCAGATTGGCTATTTTTGGCCGGGTTTGAGCTGTTTTGGTTGTGTCTAAGGGTGATTGGGTGCCCTCCGTGGCTATTTTCATTGGTTGATTCAATCCGTGATTCAACCAGAGTGTTTAATTATATTTATACAGTGTAAAATGCTTGGTCACTCTGCAAAGCTCTGAATAATAGCACCTGTAAAATTAATAGCTATTAAACTTGCGATTACTACAATGAACGCCCCCAATGCTGTAAAACCGTGGGTTGTTATTAAGTCGACCGCGCCTTGACCGATATTATTAAAAAATTCATACATATTATGACCCCTTCATTTCGTATAGTTCTTTAAAAGCTTGCATATATTCTAGTTCTCGTTCTAAGTCCGCCGTTGGTAGTCCGGCTATTTTGTAGTTATGTATTTTCCATTCTAGTTCTTTTATTTTGTTCATCATTTCGCCCTTCTTTTTTTCCATAGGTCCAGAATCCTATGACATTCGCGATCAAGTTTTTTTTGTATAAGTTCAACGTCTAGCCCTTTTTGCATTCGCTCTTTAATTAGTTTTGATAATTCTTTTATACGGTCAAGGTCTTTTTCGTTGGTTATTTTTTTCATTATTTTCCGCCGTAAAAATATTCAATTGCGCAAGCTACATAATGTTTTTTAGGGCCTAATACACCAGTGGCCTTGTTTTTAAACCGCCAAGTCATATGATCGCTTTTTATTAAAAAGTATTCGTTGCACTCCCAAAGTCCGGTTTTTACTTTTTTAAAACCCTCTGATTCTAAATAAATTGATTCTGGTGCGGATGCTTGATTTTTTTTCATAATGTTTTGCCTCGTATTTTATAGTTATTGGTTATTAATTGTTTAATTTTAGTTATTGTTCATCCAATAATATTTGTCGTCAATTTCAACTATTTGGTTGTCGATCATACCGTCGATGTAAGCAGCCAATTCTTGATGAAATGCAATCGGGTCGATTTTTTTCAAGGCTTGACCGGCTGAATATTCGAGCGAACCAAATTTAATTGTACCGATTGAATCGTCGAGTGAGTCCATACAAAGTCGTTCTAGCTCACATTCTGTAATTAAATTTTCTTCTTTTTTATAATTTAAGTTATTCATTGTTTTGCCTTTCGTTTATATTGTTAGTGGTTATTAAGCCACTTCACCGACTACACAATCATCATATGGGTGTGGGAATTGATTGTTTACAATAGCTTTTAATAGCTCAATTATTTGAACCCATTCGCTATCAGTTGGGTCTTGATTGGCTCCGATACTAAAAGCACCTTTAAAATCGTAAAAAGTAATTACTAGGTTTGAATCGTTGAGCTTTAAAGCAGTCTCCCAAGTAGTTTTATAATTTTGTTGACCACCGGTTGTGATGTTTAAGCCTTTATAAGCGGCTATTAGTCTTGCAAGCCCCATTGGTGCGCTAACTAATTCATATAGATAACCGCCTAAGTCTTCTTTTTTAAAATCATAGCCAATGCCGTGTGAGCTTTCAGGCATTTCAGTAGGTGCGAAGTTTTTAGTTGAGTTTAGTAGTGAGTAATCTGCTTGTCTTCTGTTTTCCATTGTTGACTCCTGTTTGGGTGAAGGCTTTGCTTACAAATGATATTGCAAGCTCCATGCCATTCTTAAGAGTCGTCCATGACTTGTGTGTTTGATTATAATACCTATATCGGTGTATTTTGGTAAAAGCTTAAATAATAATCATTTTTCTTTTAATTACCTAATAATACAGGTGTAATCAACCTCTATTTTGCCTCAATTAAATACAGGCTCAATTTTTGACCCAATACCACAACAACGCCACTATTAGTGTTGTGTCGGTGGCCTAATAAATCACTAGCAGGTTCAATGCTCCACGCCGCGCCGTTGCTTTTTTCCTGTTTTTTGCGCCCCGATCATGCGCTCTTTATCCCTTGACTCCTAAACCCTTGAAATGATTCATGATACTTGACCCAAAAATGCTGGCATCGTGTGCTGCTTGTTTTATAGGTACACGTAATCATGCGACTAGTAACCATAACCCTTTGTTCTAGGGCCAAGGTGCGTTGTACACCCGTTTCATTTGAACCACTTCCCTATGTATCTAATAATACACGGTTTTAGGGTGTCCCGTGTCCTGTATCCGAAAGGGGGCTGGGGGTCGTTCGGGGACTAGTACTGGTATGCACCTAGCCCGAGTTTTAAAAAAAATTAAAAAATTGATACGCTATTATTGAACCTTTCTACTTGGAAAAAATATGAAAGAAAATCAGGCTACTAGGCATGAAATGGATACTGGTATATGTATCTTTAACCGTGATAACGAGCGTTCAGTGTATAATTTAGTGTCTAACGCACTGCGTGACAAAATAGATCGTTTAGAGCTGCAAGATTTCAACATTACAGAGCGTAGATTGAAGGTGAAATTGAAGCCTGATCAGAGGGACACTCAGTTACGGGTGTCTTTTTGGAATGAGTATTATGCGGCTCAGGATAAGGGTCGTCAAATGGTGATGCGTCGCATAGTTGATGGTATTTGCACGGATGATTATTTTTACAATACGTTTATCTATGACAAGAATCGTTTGATTTATATGCTTTTGCCTGTTTCGGATTATAAGAAGGCTAATGACGAGATGTTTCATACTGCGTCGTCTAAGATGCGAGACATTTTGGACATGCCGCTTATCACCACGGATAAGAATGGTAACAAGGTGCCGGATTATAAGTTAATGGCGATAGTCAACAATATTCACAAGAGACTTGATGACCGGATTCATGGTGCGGCGATGCAGAATATTAAGATTGATCAGACTCAAAAGAGTGTGAATTTAAATTTGAGTGCCCCTAATGCCCCTGCAAAAGATATCAAACAGTTAGAAGCTGAGATTAAGTTACTTGAAGCTGAGATTAAGGATAAGCGCTCATCAGTGGATGCGGAGTATATTGAGGCAAAAATAGAGTCGGATGAGGCTAAGGGTGAGTGAAGAATTACTAGAGCTTAGGGCTAAACAGCTTGAGTTGACACGTCAAAAGCGTGAGATGCATGAGGAATTGCCGCATTTATATGGTTGGCCTTGGTATCAGTGGGCGTGGGAGTTTTTCAATTCGAAGGAAACGGTAGCGATTTTGTGTGCTGCCAATCAGATATCTAAGAGTTCTACTCAGATTAGGACTGCGATTGAGTGGGCGACGAATACTGAGAAGTGGGCTGATTTGTGGCCGACTTTACGTCAGGGTAGTAAGCCGAATTTATTTTGGTACATGTATCCTTCAAAGGATGTTGCGACGACGGAATTTAAGTTGAAGTGGATTGAGGAATTTTTGCCACGTGGTGATATGAAGCGTCATCCGATTTATGGTTGGAAGGCGAACTATGACAAGAAACAGATTGACTCCCTTGAGTTTAACTCTGGTGTGGTGATTCAGTTTAAAACTTATTCACAGGATATCGACAAGCTACAGGCGAGTTCTGTTTTTGCGGCTTTTGGTGACGAAGAGATGCCCGAGCATGTTTATGACGAGGTAATTTTTCGTCTTGGTGCGACGAATGGTTTTTTTCGCACGGTATTTACGGCGACTTTGGGTCAGGAGTTTTGGTGGCAGGCGGTCGAGGCGATTGGCACTGAGAAGGAAAAGTTGGTAGGTGCTTGGAAGCGACAGATTAGTATGTATGATTGTTTGCAGTATCGTGATGGTTCGGCGAGTACGTGGACGATTGATAAGATAAAAAAGGTTGAGGCTAGATGTAGGTCGAAGGCTGAGATTTTGCGTCGTGTTTATGGTCGTTTTATTAAGGACGAGGGCAGGAAGTTTCATGCGTTTGATCCGACACGTCACTACATAGTGAAAAAGGACATACCTAAGAATTGGAATATTTACTCTGCTGTTGATTTGGGTAGTGGTGGTAAGAAGGGTCATCCGAGTGCGATTGTATTTGTTGCGGTCTCACCTGACTTGAGAAAAGGTTACGTCATTGATGGTTGGCGAGGTGATGACATTGAGACGACGGCAGGTGATGTATTAGATAAGTACCGTGAGCTAAGGGGTTCAAGGAATGTAGTGGTTCAGGCGTATGATTATGCGGCCAAGGATTTTGGTACGATTGCCTCAAGGCAGGGTGAATCGTTTATAAAGGCGAATAAGAACCACAAGATTGGCGAGGACATATTCAATACGTTGCTTAAGAATGACATGCTTCATATATTTGATACACCGGAATTACGCAAGCTTGGCGGTGAGCTGCTAAAGTTAAACTTATCTACGCCGAAGAACAGGGCTAAAGACGATTTTTGCGATGCGGCTCGCTACTGTTTGGTGTCAATACCTTGGGACTTTTCTCATGTTGACTATAAGGCTGAGGGCGAAGAGGTGAGTGTTAAAAAGCTCAAACCCTTGAGTACAGCGGAGTACGCAGCTTTAGAGATTCAAGCTCGGCGTGGTAAGTTTGTAACTGACGACGAAGACGTCGATGCATGGGGTATTGGTGGCGAAATCGACTTTTGGAATGGGGAGTACGGCAATTAATAAGTTAACGTCAAAACAAATATGCGATATACTAAAAGCATGTGACAAAGCGAAGGTTCGAGAATTTGCCGTTGGTGAATTGAAGGTTTCATTTTTTGGGAAGGGTGATACTGGGCGAACTTTCGTGGAGTCCAAGAATCACGTTGTAGATTTAGCCGATATAGTTCACGATGAACAAGTGGGCGAAGAAATTTCACAAGAAGACCGAGAAGAGATGCGGAGTGCACAACTTATGATTGACGACCCTCTTGGATTTGAACAAGAGATGGTTGATGGTTATTTAGAGCAAGGGACTGCGAATGAGCACAATTGAGAAGTTAAATAGAATGTATGTTGAGTCCGAGAGGGCTGATAAAGAGATTTACTCTGAAATGCGTTCTAACATGCTACTCGTTGCTGGCGATCACTACACAAAAAAGCATAATAAAACTTTCGTTAGATTAAGACAAGTTAATCGTCTTAATGACACGCAAAAGTTAAAGCTCACAAAAAATCACATGCATAAAATATCACGCTACTATGTTAATGCGATTATGAGTGGTGCGCCGGATGTAGGTATTTCTCCTAACGACGAAAAGAGTATGCAGGACAGAAAATCTGCGATGTTAAACAAGCAGGTTTGGGAGTGGTCTAAAAACAAGAACAACATTAAGCCTGATATTAAAAAGTGGGCTAAGAGTTTTATAGACATTGGCGAGGTTGCTTGCAAAATTATATTTCACCCAGATAAGGGTGATTTTTTAGGTTATGAGCAAATGCTTGACGAGAACGATCAACCAGTTTTCGACGAGCAAGGCCAGCCGGTAGCCGACGAAGAAAAGCCTAGGTTTTCAGGTGCACTAGAGGTCGAAGAACTTTTAGGTTTTAATGTTTGGCGTGATGTTCACTCAAGAGACGTGGCTAAGTCACCATTTATCGGCTATAGAAAAATGACTCCGGTGGATGATTTAAAAGTCCGTTACGCCGACGACCAAGAAAAGTTAAATGCTATAAATGATTCTAACGGACAAGAGTTTATTGTATTTGATTCTAATAGATCAAACTATTCATCTCAAAATCAACAAATCCTAGTAAAAGAAGTTTACTACAGACCTTGCAAGCAATATCCGCAAGGTTATTTTTATATATTTATCGACGGAGCGATTTTAGAAGAGGGTGAATTACCTTATGGTATTTTCCCGATTGTAATAAAAGCCTTTGATCGTTTTGGTACTTCGCCTCGTGGGCGTTCGATCATGAAAGTCGCAAGACCATATCAAGCCGAAATAAACAGAGCGGCGAGTATGGCGGCTACTCAGCAAATTACTCTTGGAATGGACAAGGTTTTATATCAAGCCGGTACCAAGTTAGCTCCGGGTGCGTTGCTTCCGGGCATTAGAGGTATTTCTCACCAAGGACAGGCACCACAAATACTGCCGGGACGTAGTGGCGGTCAGTTTTTCGAGTATATCGAGTCTCAAGTACGGGAATTATACTCGGCAGTGATGTTATCAGAAATGCTTGAAATGGACGGCGCTAACGTCGATGCATACAAGCTTTTGTACCAAACAGCCTCAAAAAAGGCGAAATTCAAGGTATATATCGAAGGTTTTGAAGAATTTATCGTCGATTTGGTCAAAATTTACTTAAATTTGGCTAAACACTACCTTTCTGACGAACAAATCATCGAAGCAATCGGAAAAGAAGAGATTCAAAACATTGCAGAGTTTAGAAACTCCGATCCGCAAAGCTCACAGATAAAAGCAGAGCCAGAAAACGACAATGTTGACACTCTTTTAGGTCGTCAGATGACATTTGATCACTTACTTCAGTATGCAGGCGGTCAATTGAACCGTGAAGACATTGGTAAGTTAATGTCGAACATGCCGTTTGTTAATAACAAGGATTTATTCTCTGATTTCACGATGAAAGTTGAGAATGTTGAAAATGACATGTTAGCCCTTGAGCGTGGCGAACAAGTACAGCCGCATCCTAACGATGACAACGCTTACTTTGCCCAAAAACTTTCTCACCGCATGAGAAAACAAGACTTTAAGTATTTGCATCCACAGATACAGCAAGGTTTTGTACAATTAATGCAGCTTCACGAACAAGAGGCGACTAAAAAGCTCGAAATTCGAAAACAGGCTGAAAGTTCTTTTATCCCAACTGGAGGGGCAATGATAACTTGCTCTATGAGGGTGCCAGACGGAAATGGTAAGACTCGACAAGTGCGTATTCCTTATGAGGCACTTATGGACCTTATCAAGAAACTGGAGACTCAAGGATCGAGTCAAGAGGCTTTCGACCAAATGAATCATACTAATTTAGAGAGTATGGTTCAGCAATATCAGCAGGGTCAACCACCACAACCCCAACAGCCGGGTATACCACAAGGGCCGCCGCCTTTGGGACTACTTGGATAATATAACGAGGCAAAAAGGAGTTTAGGGTATGGAAACAGAAAATGAAGTATTAGAAAACGAAGGCACGGTTGAAAATCCGCCAGTGGATACGCCGCCGGTAGACGATTCGGCACCTGAAGGTGATTCGGAGCCAAATTTAGCTGCGGCAAGTGACGACGGTGAGCCAAAACCTTATGAGCCAAATTACAAATTTAATGTTCGAGATAAAGAGCATGAAATGGACGATTGGGCTAAGGGGTTGTTAACTAATAAGGAAACTGAAGACAAATTAAAGGAATTGTATGCCAAGTCGATTGGTATTGAAACAATTCAAGCCAAGCGAGATGAATTTAAGACTGAGTTGGACACCGTTCAAGGTGAGTACACAAGAATTAAAGAGAGCTTAGGTAAGTTATCTGGTTTCGTCCAAAAGGGCGAGATTGGAAGTTTTCTTGAGGCAACGGGAATTTCTAAGGACGCAATTTTTGATTGGGTAGCAAAAGAGATTCAATACCAAGAGATGCCACAAGAGCAACGGGCGCAAATAGATGCACAGAGACAAATGCAGTATCAAGCCCAAGCATTAGCTGAACAAAATCAGATGATGCAAACACAAATACAGCAACAAGCGGTAGCCCAAAAGGCAACCGAGCTTAATGCCGCCCTTTCAGATCCGAAAGTTGCGGGAATTGCAAAGGCGTTTGACGACAGAATCGGAAAACCCGGAGCATTCCGAGAGGAAGTTTGTAAGAGAGGACACTATCACTTTACTGCAAACAACCAAGACGTCTCGGCCCAAAAGGCTATAGACGAGGTAATACAGTTAATAGGTTCAAGTGGGTTGGGACAAAATCCTTCATCCGCTCAGGCGCCAAAAGTGCCACAGAACCAAAAGCCGGTTTTACCACACATTAGTGCAGGTTCAACGTCACCAGTAGCGAAAAAGGTTTCGTCTATTGCTGACTTGAAAAAACGTAGAGATCAATTGTTGGCAGGTGGTTAGCTAAGATAGGTAGTTAACAGGATGTTAGCGGTAATAAATTAAAAGGATTTAATAATGGGAACACAACGTACCTTTCAGGCAATGCTTAATGAGTATTTGCCGAACAAACTCTTAGAAGAAGAGTTGATAAAAAGAGATTACATTTTAACAAACATCGAGAAGGATAATAACTGGAAAGGCGGTAAACTTATCGTACCTTTCAAAGCGAGTGGCGCTTCAAGTATTAGAATGGGTAGCTTAACAGCCGCTAATGATATTGCTGAAGACAACTACATTCGTGGAAGCATCGACGATTATATCGAAGCTTGGGGTTCAATGGTCTTCCAACACAGAGATTTAATGGAGCATGACGGGAAAATCGTTGAGACGACTTTCTTAAAAATTCTTCCAGATACAATCGAAGACTTCATGGCATACATGAAAATGGTTGTCTCAATCCAACTAGGCACAGGCCCTCATTTTGCAACAGCAAGAACAGATGGTACTGCGGCTGGTACATTAGAAGTAGATCGTATTGATCGTTTCTGCTTACGCCAAAAAGTTACATTAAAAGGTCAAGCGACTCCGGCTGCTGATTTTTATGTAATCGCAATTGACGTAAACACTTCAAGAACTTCAGGTACAGTTACTTTATCAGCAACCAGAGACGGTGTAGCTGCTGACGTATCTGCTTACACTGTTGCTGACTTTGCACAAGCATTCACTGACGATGCGGACGTAATGTCATTCACTTCAATCAGAAGTGTACTTCTAAGTGCTGCGAACGGTGGTTCACCAACTGTTCACGGTCAATCAAAATTGGCTGCGCCATTCCTACAAGCTGTTAACATCGACGGTTCAGGTTGGACGCAAACAAACATCCTAGATTCAATCTTTGATGCATACACTGAAGTAAGAACTAAAGCTAAGGGTATGGCTGATCGTGTGATCATGTCTTACGCTAACTTAGGCGCAGTTCTAAAAAGACTTCAAAACCAAGGTAACTTGCAAGGACACTATCAATTGTCTGATCAAGGTAAGAAAAGTTCACTATACGGATGGGACGAAATTTGCGTAACTTCTGTAAACGGTACTTTGAAAATTGTTGGTATTCAAGAGTGGGACGACGATATCGTTGCTTACCTTGACATGAAATCAATGGTCTTCAGATCAAATGGTTTTTTCAAGAAAAGAAAAAATCCTGAAGGACATGAATTTTATGAAGTTCGTGCACAAACTGGTTATCAATACATAGTTGATACTTGCTTGTTCGGTGAACTTGAAATTAACAAACCGGGTCACAATGCGATTGTATACGGAATACCTTCGCCACTACCAGTAAGTTAATTGTTTCGGGGTAGCTTTCGAGTTACCCCGATTTTTTAGAAAGGTTATTGATGTTAGTTAATAGTGAATTAAAGGGCGCACAGCTTGAGAGACTTGCCGAAGACCCACTTGCCGCCGATAGTTACGAAAGTAGGGTTTATACTAATACCACTTTTAATCAGGCTCGTATTTTTCTTGATGGGGTTTGGACTCCGCTTGGCAGTGGTTCGGGTGATATGGGCGCTGTGGATATTTTTTCAGGCGACGGTACTACTGTAGCGTTTACTCTTGGCGGTCAACCACCTGCTGAAACTTCATTACAAGTTTTTGTTAGTGGAGTTTTTTTTGACCCTACTCGATACGCACTAGCCTCTAATGTAATAACATTTTCAACTGTGCCGCCGACGGGTACAGATAACATTGTCATATACCGAGGCGCAGCGCTTAATATTGGCGAGCCGGGTGACAATTCGGTATCAACTGTTAAGATTCAGGACGGTGCCGTAACTAGAGAAAAATTAGCAGACAGTGCTGTTGGGTTAACAGTAACGCCTACAACATTGACTTCGGCACAAACAATAACAGACCCGACAAGCTCTTATATAAGAGTGGATTCCTCATCAGGCACATTTTCATTAACGATACCAAGTGCGGCTTCGACTTTTGTTGGGCAGCGACTTGTAATAAACAAAATAGATATTTCGATTAATCCGGTTACTTTGGTCGGTGGTTTTTCTGGTCAACTAAGTACACAGGGCGAGACATTAGAACTTTTAAATACAGGTACAGAGTGGGTGATACTTTCACGTAGAGTACCATCAAATTGGATACCTTACACATTTACCGGAAGCTTTGACCAAGGTGTTTCGCAAACAGAGGCATACTTTAAAAGAATAGGCGACTCGGCAAGGTTCAGGGTTAGGCAAGTCTGGAATAATTCTAGTACGTCAAATGTATCTTTTTCGACAAGCTTGTTACCGGTTGGTTTATCTATAGACTCCGCTAAACAACAAGTTAATCCTAGTTCAACATTATTATATGACGCAGGCGTAGTTCTTTTTCACGATGTAGACGCTCAACCTTCAGGTGGTTTTGTGGGGTTCACGTTTGTAGTAACTAATACTAGGTCTTTTGCTTTGTATCAGTCGGGTTCGATTTTTAGAGTGAGAGGACTTACGGGAATTCAGGTAGGGAATAACTCTGCGAATGGCGGTATGCTTACCTCTGATACATTAAATTTATCAACAAACCCTATACCAATTTTGGGTTGGGACGATTAATAAAGGATAATATATGAGTGGTGTAATTCCAAAATCATTAGTTGGTGACGGTGTACAAGAAAACGATGTTCAAGAGTTTGTTGTACAGCCTACAAAACCAGAAAATCCGGCACCGGGGTCGGTAAGGCTTTACCCAAATGCGGACGGTGATTTTATTGCGCTGGACTCCGATGGTAACGAAACAAATGTAGCTGAGATACCAAATGCAGAGGACATTCCCTTTGAGAATGTTGGAAGTAATATCACAGCCGAAAATGTTAGAGATGCAATAGAAACAAATGCTATGAGTGCAGGAGCGGCGACGACTGCGACTGTGGCGAATGCTGCGGCTACGGCGGCGAACATGGTGGCATTAACAGGTAAACAAGATGTTTCAGAAAAAGGGCAGCCGGAAGGTTACGCAGGATTGGGTGCGGATGGTTTAGTACCGGCGTCTCAACTACCGGCGATAGGCGGTGCGGTCAATATATCATCTAATGATTTTGAAGTGACTGGAAGTGGTACAGATACAATAACAATAAATTTACCAGCCCCAGAAATTCCAGATGGGAGTGTAGCTGGGTTCGTATATTCAGCAAGGCCGGCGGTAGGACAAACTATATCTCGAGATGCTTGGGCGACTGTAGCATTTGAACCGGCTACGTTTGGCTCTGCTACGGATTTCGACGGGACTGTATATACTGCGCCAGTAACAGGTGTTTATTATTTCAATGCCACTTGTAATTTTGCTAACAGAGGGCTTAATGCTAACAGTTCATTACTTGGGTCATTTTTGGTAAATGGGACTACTAGACATGCTGTTGTTTCAAAAACTGAGCATGGACTCAACGCACAATTATATACTACTAGATCCGCTACTGCTATTTCTCTACAACAGGGAGACACTGTAGTTTATCAAGCACAATACTCGACGGGAGCTTTTCATAGTGGAGCTACGGCGGACACGGATGCTCTTGATTTTCCAACCACCCCTAGAACCGGTACTGTATTTGACACGGGGCCTTATGGTTTTTTCTCAGCAAGTTTACACGGCGACATAGATTCTGCTGAGGCGGTTGTTGTTTCTAACCTTGCTAATGTGACACTAAATCAAGGAAGTGGAGGGACTAGTTTAGGTTTAATAGCTCCTTTAGATACTGAGCAATTAAATACACTTGGTAGTTACAACCAAGCCACTAATACATTCACTGCAATAACAGGCGGTACTTACGCTTTCGATGCGGCAATGGTTACTACTGGCGGATCGTTAAACAGACAACAATATGCGGCTATTAACTATAGAGTAACTAGAGCTAATGGTGATGTTGAAGTCTATTTAAACAACGCTAACAATTCAAAAGGTAACTCTTCGGCATTCGCTCACGGGGGTGAAGGCGCTACTTTAATAGGATTAGAGGCAGGCGAAACTGTAGAGACATTTATATATAGTGAACTATTAACCTCACCGACTAGTGCCGGTGTACTTGCTGCCGGATCGTCTTTATCAATTATAAGAATCTCTGATAGTAGTACTTATGTAAATGCACGAGACACACGAACTTCGGCGGTTACTGTAGATACTGAAACTCCGATAATTACTTCTATAGAAACTTCTGATCCAAACGCTACATACGACGGGACTAGTATTACTATTCCAGAGGACGGGCTATACGCCTATGTTGCACAAGTTGGATTCTTAGGTCGGTCTTCAGCTATTACACATGTAAGAAAAGACGGCGTAGTATTAGACTTCTCAGCAGGCGGAGCTAATGATAGTACATCGACTTCCCAATCACAAACAGCCTCAATAGAAGGTGTTAGATATTTTCTAGCAGGTGAAGTTCTAACTTTCAATTTTGGAGTTAGAGACCCAGTAAATTTAAGCCCTGTTACTACGGTAGGGAATACAACTACGATACCGGGTTATGTACAGTTAGTTAAGGTAATCAATGACGCACCAGAGATTACTACAACAGCCGAGTCTACGAATGCAACGGATGTAGGCTATGATAATACTGCTTCCGGCCTAGCGGCTGAAGACGTTCAAGCGGCCATTGATGAGCTTGTGGCATCAGGTGCTACAAGTGGCGCAGCCGGCACGGGCGCAGGTGGTACTACCGATAATTCAGATACAAGTACTCCGCCGCCATTTGTACCAGAAATAGGGGTATTCCCTAATGACGGTTTTGTACACGGTTCGAAGCCGTTACAATCACAGGTACTTGGCTTAAATACCATGACTACTATTTCTTATAGTGTACCGACTACAGGTTCGCAGTATTTCGATGGCGTGGCTTACACGGCACCGGCAACAGGAGTTTACTATTTTGATGCCTCTGTTGTATTCGGTAACGATACAATAGACACAAATGTAAGATTGGTAAGTCGGTATATTATTAACGAAGGTTTAGCGAGTGAGCGGACTATACATGTAAGGCGAGAAACAGCGGCTTTGGGTGTACAAGGTATTTATGGCGTTCACGGCAGTGCTCCTATAAGTTTACTGCAAAATGACACGGTTCGTTTTCAGGTTAGTCAGTTTGATACCTCGACGTCAGATAATCCTAACACTACTTTCACGGTTGGTAGTAATGGGACTTCGAACCCTTTCGATATAAATCAACTTCCAATGGGGCATTTTGATGTTGTATTTTTAGGTGCCGAAACAGAGGCCGAGATAGTTCAGGCGGTCTTTACTGGGATTCAAAGTATTCCGGTTGGCGCAGGTAGTGTCGAAGTAGGTGAGCCATTAAGTATTGAAGGTGTTCAGCTCGATACTCAAGGAAGTATTGTTAACGGGAGCTTTATAGCAAGGTTTGGCGGTGTATATAAGTTTGACCTAGACCTAATAGGCTCTGGTTCGACGACTTCGAGAAGTGCGGTAAATTTAAGAGTGAACAGAATAAACGGGACGAGTGAGCTTTACCATAATGTCGAACCGACCCTTAAAACAGGTACAACGCACCCCGGATTAGATGGGGTGAGTGGTGCGGCTTTTAATGGACAGAATTTAATTAGACTAGCTATTGGTGAGAGTGTAGATATTCTAGCTCAAACTAATGGTTTGAGTGTCATTAACGGCAGTGCCGTGTCGATTATACGAGTTTCTAATTCTGACACTTATGTAAACGCATATGACACAAGAACGGATACTATAACGAGTAGTGCGACATTTACTATAGAAGGTGCTACAGAGCTAGAAGATGTTCAAGGTGCTTACGATATGGGTTCATTTACTGTGCCGGCATCGGGTACTTACTTCTTACTTAACAAGCTGACGATAACTGGCGGTGGTTTTCCTGCCGGAGCTGCGATATCTTTAAAAAGGGACGGTGTAGAATTTGATTATGTAGTGAACGGTGGCTTTGCCGGCTTTGGCTCGCATTTTCATACATACAACATGTCTAGGATGTACCATTTAGAAGAGAATGAAGTAATAACAGCGACCCTATCTTTTAATAACCACAATGACACTTTTGGTACTGGTATAAACGACTTGTACCCATCGTCGGTGACAGGCAATACAACCGATATATATGGGGGTTTTCAGGCTACTCTAGTTACAAACGATGCGCCGCCAGTAGCAGTTTTACCACCGGCTGAGGTTGTTGTACCGGCAGGTACTCCATTGCTTTCAGGTGGTTTGGGTAACGTAATACAGAGCGGTACTATTGCTGTTGGAGACACAGAGGTGGTTTTCGCTGCGCTTTATGCAAATGCTGATTATGTAGTTATCACAACGCCTTCTACGGCTGTGACTAAGACAGGAGAAGGATTTACAATAGCATCGAATGCAGTAGCAGTGGATTGGATAGCGATAGGGCAATCATAATTTGGTATAATATAAGTAGGATTAATTCATTAATAAAGGGAGTTTAAATGAAAAAGACTAAAACAGTAGAGAAAAAGACCGAAACAAAAGTAAAAGCACCAGCGGCACCGAAGGCACCAGCCAAAAAAGAAGTTAAAACTTGCTGTCAAGTCTTCAAAGCAGGTGACGAAGTAAAACTAGAAGGATTTGGTTTTACTGTAATGGAAGTTACTGGTAACAAAGTTGTCCTAAAAGACAAATCATTATAATTAGGAGTACACCCGTGGACAAAGTAGTACAATATTTTCAATATGGTTTAATGGTCTTAGGTGCCCTAGTCCCAATAGCTACGGCACTTGTAAGGCTTCCTTTCTTAAAAAAGTATGAAGGTGATATTTCTGGCTTCAGTACTGGTCTTCAAAAGTTTTTAAGTTCACTCCCTACTCTTGGTAAAAATCCGACAACTAAGAAATTAGAAGAGGACGCTAAAGAGAGGCAAGATACTGCTGAAGCGTTAAAAAAAGCTGCTGAAGTTAGCGCTGCTGATTCAAGCGAAGAGGTAGTAAGTGAGTAAGTTACTGGCTGCTATTATTGCTTTATACGAGATATTAAAGCTAGTTAGTAGTGTAACTAAAAAAACTTACGTTGGTATTTATAACGAAAAAGTTAAAGAGGCGACCGATAAGGTTGAAAAAACCAGAGATCAAAAAGAGTTAGAAGAGATAACTTTTAAGGACTCTGGTAAGCCTACTAAAAAACAATACAAAGGTATGTACATTAAGAAAAAGTCTGACACTAAAGAGGTATAAATGAAGTACATTTTAATAGTGTTATTCTTATTCGGTTGTCAGCATGTTGTAAAAACACCTAAGAAAATAGACGGTGAGGTTTGGCTTTTAGACTATGAAGACGTAACCCTTTTCAGAGTTTTAGATAGCGGCGATAGCCAACATATACCAATTAAAGATAATGAGGACGTTTCTAGTTTTATCTGTATGGATAAGGACTATTATGCTCAGTTTCTTTTAAACATAAACGAAGGGTGTGAGTAGTGTATTCATTTGGAAAACGATCTAAAGAGAAACTAAAACAATTGCACCCTGATCTAAGGCATGTCTTAGAGTTAGCGATTCAGGTAATTGACTTCTCTATTATCGAGGCGTGGCGTTCTAAGGAAGCTCAGAATAAAGCATTTGAGCAAGGGCGATCAAAACTTCGTTGGCCGAAGTCCAAACACAATACAAAAAATAATAAGCCGGGTGAAGTGCTCGCAGTTGATATCGTACCCTATCCGGGGGGTTGGGCTACGACAGATGAAAATATAAAAAAGTTTTATTTCTTAATGGGAATAATAAAGGGGATTGCAGGAATTGAGGGTATTAAAGTACGTTTTGGTATTGATTGGAATTCTAACAATGTGTTCAGCGATCAATCTTTTCATGATTTACCTCACATCGAACTTGTAGGATATAAAAGGACATAAAAAATGGCTAGAACTTTAAGTAACGGTTTTATACTTCCAGAGGACGGTGATTTTGGAAACACGTGGTTCGACGATTTAGAGGCGAACATCCAACGTGTTAACGACCATAATCATGACGGCGCTAATTCTTCAAACATACCATCTACGGCAATAGTCCCGGTGGTTGTGACTTTAGCGGCTGCGGATTTTGTTGCTGACCCGGCAGGGTTCACTGCGGTTCTGACAACTAACTCCACAATTAATTTAGATGAACGCTCTCTGTATTTCAGAGACGCAGTGACGAAACAGCAAGTATTTTTAGATTTTGAGCGAGTTTCGTCCGCTTCTTATAATGTATTTACGAACACGGCAAAAGATTATGAGGTACTGCTAGGGTGACTACTAGACCATTAGAGGTTATTGATTTTACTGGCGGCGTCACCGACTATTTCATAGATGGCCGGGCGAACCAGTATCAAATGGCCGATAATTTATTTATAGATCCAAACAGGAAGCTTGTGACTAGAAATGGCTCAGAGCTTTTTTTAAATTCTCCATTACCTACTGGAATACAGCGTATACATACAATGTTTTTCCTTGAGGACACTTTAATTGTTATGTCTGGTAATAGAGCCTTTTATGAACTTGGCGGTGTATGGACAGAGATTTTAGGCCCTGACGGTGTGGGGGCAGTCTTCCCGAGTGGCGATGAAAACATTAAAGTTAGTCACACAGAGTGGCGTGACCATGTTTTACTAACCCATGACCAGTTCTCTGGCGTGATGAAAATGTACAAGAATGAATCTGGTAATATTCAGATTCGAAATGCTGGCTTGCCGACGTTTCCCGAAGGTGCTTCCTTTAATCCGAATGGCTCCGGTCATGACACGGATTTTTTATATCAATTTGTTTTCTCTTATACTTACCGAGTAGGTGACTCTACATTCTTAGATCGTGGAGAAACATTTATTTTTCCAGAGCCGGTCAATGCTGGCTTAGAGGACGCTAACACAGCAGGCGTCATTATAAACCTGCCAACAGAACTAGCAGACAATGCCAACTTTGACGTCACTCAATTTAATGTTGAGATTTATCGGACAATAGGTAATGGGCAGGATTTTTTCTTAGTAGACACTGTGCCATTTGGTACACCGACATACGTAGACCAAGTTATCGACTCAGAGCTAGTCAACAATGAGCCGATATATACAGCAGGTGGCGCTGCGGATAATGACCCTGCACCAACTTCTAAGTTTGTACATGTTGTCAACGACATTGGGTATTACGCCAATGTACGTGAAGGTACTGAAGACGACAGATACGTTGTCAGACAGAGTGTACCGGGCGATGTAGATTCTGTGCCTAGATCGTTTTTCGCTCATACAGAACAAGAGATAAGGGGTTTATCTAGTATTTATGATAGGCCGTTGGTTTTCTGTGACCGTTATATTTATCGAATTGATAACCAAATAGATTCGTTTGGCGGTGGTAATATGGACTTGCGCCGTATTGATGACCGTGCAGGTTGTGTAAGTAACTCTTCGATAGTTAGGACGCACAAAGGCGTATTTTGGGCAGGTGAGATAGGTTTCTACTGGTCTGATGGTTTTAAGGTAACTAAAATATCTGACAACTATAACGAGACGTATAAGCAATTTGTATCGACAGCCGGTAAGGCTTGCAATATATATGGTGCCTATGACCCGTCAAATGAGAGGGTTTACTGGTCTGTAAACGACGAGGACAGCGACGAGCCGAACATGTGTATTATACTCGATTTAAAATGGGGTATAAGCGAACAGTCAGTTTTTACTACAATGTCAGGCGGCGATAATTTCAATCCTAGCTCAATTGTGTTCGATGACAACGTGGACGTTTTTTATCGGTCGGATATAAATGGTTATGTGTTTAACCATCGTCGAGGGTTGTTATCAGACCCAAAAATTGACAATAATAGGTTGCCAGAAGACTGGGCGACCGCTGCGATTATCTATGACTATAGGTCAACATTTTATGATTTTGGCACGAAGTTTGTTAGAAAGTTTGTACCACGTATTTTAGTTAGTGCGTCTAATGACTCAAATGTTTCTATACAAATAAATTCATCCAATGACAATGACCGTGTAGTTGGATCACTTGTACCTATAAGAAGAACAAACAATATTATTTGGGGTGATACTGTACCTGTTTGGGGCGCACCTGAACCACGTTGGGACTTTAAGGGTATTGTTGAGGAATGGAGACGTTTTCCGGCAGGTGGTTTAAGGTGTCAGTACAAACAAATACAAATCACTAATGCGGTGGTTGAAATCATATCATCCGAAACACTTGGCAATGTCGATGTAGACACAATACAAAAGACAGCAACGCTAATAACAGCTCCACAATTTTTACCCGATATGGAAGACTTTTTCATATCTTTTGCGAGTGATGGTTTTCAACGAAGGTTTCTAATCACATCTCAGACTTTAAATACAGTGGTTTATGAAGATTCTTCAAACTTAGGCCCGTCGTCGGGCGAGCTAGCTTTTAAAATTTTTGGTATACCAAAAAATGAGGTGATTCTACTAAACGGTTATGTAATTCATTACATGATGTTGTCTAAGAGTCATCAACCTTTTAGTACGTCCGGGGGGTATAGCTAATTGGCTACTCGTCGCTTAAATCTATTATTAAAAGAGATTTCAGACCCAGAGGTTCAATATAATTTTTGGCGACTAAAAGAATATATAGACTGCCTAGCTGGCAATGGTGAAGGCGGTGGTACTACAGTAAATAGAAATGTTGTAATTAACCAAGCTGCGGTACCTTCGAATGTTAGTTTTATATCAAGAATAATGGA